AAGTCATCCGTGGTCTCTTCCCGAAGGTTGGTAGAGGCGGCAGTAATCATCTTCATCCGCATCTCTTCAGGCATCATCTGGGTCTCCATAACAGCCTTCTCAGCCTTTGCCTGAGCCTCTATAGCCCTTGCTTGAGCCTCTTGTGCCTCAGCCTCCATCTTAGTAATCTGCGCCTGGATTAGAGCCATCTGCATCTGTTGCTGCTGGGCCTGTGCCTCTTGCTGGGCAGGGTCGGGCTGACTCATCTGAGCCAACTGCTCGATCAGTTCTTCCTTATTGGACAGGCTGGAACCTTTAATGATACCGCGCAGCACCAAAGGTAGCACAGGGCTGTCTGGTCCCAAAGTCTGGAGCAGGCCAATAAACTGCTGCTGCTCATACTCCCTAGCAATCATACCAAGGGTAGAGGCAGGAGCAAAGGTAAAGTCTTGGCTGGGATAGCGATCAGGGTCAAACTGCATGTACCTAAAGGCAATCTTCTTAATCATAGGGATTAGGAAGTCATCCTGGAAGGTCATCAGAGCCTGCTTGTTCTTCTTGATGATTGAGGACATAGCCATAGACATGGCAGCGCCTCCGGCCTCTCCTGAAGCCACAGAACCCACCATAGCCTGGCTGTCCAGAGTACCAGTAGCCTGGAGCAGCATTGTCTCAAACTGCTGGGCTGTCTGGATATTGCCTGGATCAGTGTTACCAAACTTAAACGGAAACAAGATCTCGTTAGGATTACCGTTAGTAAGCAGGGTTTTACCTGGCTGGACACGATAACTTACCCCTCGTGGGAGGCGGGTAGCGTCAGCAGCCATCATAGGTGCTGTAGTCAGGGCTAAAGAGTCTAGGTGGCTACGCAGTTGGGCATCAATAGCCTTTTGCATGTTGTAGCCCTTCTGAACCGTACCGATACCGATAACCCTACCAGGTACTCGCTCTGGGGTATAGGACAGAATAGGACGATCCTTCATCATATAAGGATTAGCCTCTGCCTTTAACAGCTTAGAACCGTTGGCAATAACCACTACAGCCTCTACAAGGTCCTCGTACTCGTTTGCCTCATGGGTGTCTGGGAACAGCTTCTCAACCTCTTTACCGTCATTCTCAACGATCTCAAGGTACTTCTTAGGGACTAGGCCGTAGTAGCGTAGAATCCTGACTTTTCCGTCCTGGTAAAGCTCATCCAGCTGAGTTGGCTCAAGATCATCATCAGTATACTCAGGGCCAATATCAACTTTACGATAGATCCCATCCTCAATCCCCTTGACGACCTTAAACAGACTGGTGTATTCCTCTACAGCAACACCTAAACCATCTTCAATGCTGTCTGAGTTAGGGTCCCATAACATGTTACGAGGATGAATAGATTTAATGAACACAGCAGTAGCATTCTTCTCAGTAACGCCGATAGCGGCTGCTTGCATTCCAGGGATAGGCTGTGTAGTAGGAATATACTCAACCACATCCTTTAACTGAATCTCAGCAAAGCCAGCGCCATAGATCTCAGCATTACGGTTAACCTCAGACCAGTTCTTATCTACCTTATACTTCTTAAGATCCTCATGCAGTTGGCGCTTAACCATCTCTACATCAACACTAGTACCGTTCTCATCTTGCACGTTATCAGTCATGTCAAAGAACTCACCACGCCCTGTGGTAGCCTCCATGATCTCTGAGGTCTTGTTCTCTACCGCCTGACGAATAGCAGGAGAAATAATCTTACTACGCTCAGAGTCACGAGTCTTATCTTCATCTGACCAGATACCGTAGTAGAGACGCTCATACGCATCCCATGTAGCCTGGTAGTTGGTTTCTTTGAAGTCCCTCCAGCGGTCACAGTGGGATGTAATATATTTGACTAACTCACGATCCGCTTCTGATACAGGATCTTCGTCAATGCTTGTGTACTTTGGGTCAGCCATTTTGTCTCCTAATAAGCACTTATATCGTCAAGTGGTTCGTATTCGTCTTCTTCTTCTATACCAACGTATTCAGTGACAGCAAACTGATCTACATACGCCAGCGCATCGATCATATCGTCATGGATTCCTGTGTTAGGAAAGTTAAGCAGTTGGTCAACGAACTGTTTGTTCCAGTCTGCCTTCTTTAGTGTGATCCTGCCATGCTCAAATCTTCCCTGCAAGGACCAGACAACACGATCCACCTTCTTTTTATTCCCGTGGGTTAGGTCAATAACAGACACGTAGTAACCCACTCTACGCATCAGATCTTGCAGATAGGGCAGAACAGCATTCTTTGCCATTCCACGCTCAATACCTACAATCTTGGTGTCGTACTGTTTACAGATATTAAGGATCTTATTCGCAGTCTCTTTAATATCCCACCTACCTACCACAATGTTCTCTACCCACCAACCGTCTTGATGTACCTTGACTACAGCGATGGCACTCTCATCCAGATGCTTCTTCTTATTGCTAGCTTGCTTCGATACATCCTCAAACCCAGCCAAGTCTACAGCAATGTAGTAAGTACCAAGGGTAGGTTCATCGTCTGCGTCACCGTACTTGATCCAGTCATCCTTAAAGAGATCAGACTGAGCGGCCTCAAAGGAAGCCATGAACTCTTGCCTAAAAGCAAAGGAACTCATTGACTTCTTTGCAGCTTCAATCTCTACTGGGTCAAGCAGTTCATTATCAAAAGACGTAAAGTGCCAGCACTTAAACTCATCATCCTTCTCAGACTCAGCATACTTAAACAAGTCATAAAAGTGATTACGTCCTAGAGGAGTGCCAATAAAGAGTGCTGCTCCTTTTTGGTCGGCAAGCGCAGGGCGGATAATCTGTTCCCACACCTCTGGCTTCATTGAGCCGTACTCGTCCAAAACCACAAACTTTAAACTTACACCTCGCATCATCTCGGGCCTATCTGCTCCCTTGAGACTAATGGTAGCGCCATTAATTAATCTTATTTGAAGATTGTTTACATGGCTGGATTCAATTATTGAGTGACCAAGTTCTAACAAAACCTGCCAGAGCACGTCCCTAGCCTGTCCTTGAGTATTGGCAATGTACCAAACATGCCCTCTGTCGCACTGCAACGCATTAACGATTAGAAGCCAGGCAGCAAGCCTTGATTTGCCTGTACGCCGTCCAGCGGCAACGACCTTAAACCTGGTCTTATCAGCCCAAACCTTCTTCTGCCATTCCAAGAGTTCCACATTCAGACTAGTCATTGGTTACCTTGACGTCACTTACCTCAAAACCAGGGATCTCGTCTATTTCTTTGACCTCAGCACCTAAGCCAGTGATATTGATGGTCACCGCGCTCTTACCGCTCCTTGCGTCCTTTTCAAAGAGAGACACGGGCAAGATTCTGTCCATGCACATCTTCAACGCTGCACTTTGGACTGGATGCCCATCGGTTAAAGATATCTCAATGATCTTATTGATGACACGCTCACCAGTGGTAGCGAGTAACCTAGCTTTTAGTTCTTGAACTCTTGCTGCTTCGCCAGGAGGACGACCTAAGACACTCCTATTCTTCTTGGCTTCGATCTCTGACTTTTTAGGTCTTCCTGCTTTTCTCTTTGGTTTATCCATGAAGGGACCTTTTAGTTATGACAAAACAACAAAACTCCTCTATATAGGTATGTAGTTAAGAGGAACATAATAAATATTGCTACTTAAGGGCTCTAAGAGATTAAAAATCATTATTCTTAGTATCGCTTTCCTCGTCATCAACTATATAGGGCATTATGATAGCATACTTTTACTTGATTTGCAATCATTTTAGTGATGTTTATTGTCAAGACATAACTTAAGGGGTTCCTTTATAGTCTATTCTAGGGCTTAGAGTGCACAGATTCTGCACTACATTACTAAATTGTTACTAAATTGTCTAAGTTATTGATTCTTTTACTACTTTCTTGTCTCTTTTTAGTCCCTTTTTAGTCCTATTTTGCTCTTTTTTGTACGTATTAGGCTCCTCATAATCTACACAGCCTACGTCACCCCCTCCCCCGGTATGCTTTCTGGGGCGATATCGAAGTAAGCACTAACATACTAGATGTAGTAGTAAATGCTCACTAACATACTAGATGTAGTAGTGTTACCACAGTCCTTATTGCAAATGCATTCGCATTAGTGTTAGAGTTTACATAATACAGTGTTGTATTTATACCACAGTCTCACTTGTATTGCACAGGTTGCACAGTTGGTGAGTGAGGGGCGGGTATGGTACATAATCGATACTATCTGATAGACTTAGCAGATACTAATCAGGTACACAATTCAGGGTAATCTAGCAGACCAGGGCAATAGCCAGTCGCTATCACTGCGATAGTTACAAAGTAATGAAAAGGTATTGACAATCAGGAACCAAAGCCTCACAGTAGAGTCATAGCAACACAGCAGTTAACTTAAACCACCAGGAGAATTACAGATGAGAAGAATCACTGACAGAGTTACAGCAGCCAAGATAGAGGCGATGCAGGTCAAGATCGACACGCTAGCAGGTAAAGCGGATTCTGAGCTGTCAGAGGCCCTTAGTGGCGTTTCAGCAGCTTTAGAGCTTGCAATAGAGCTTCTCCATGCTAGACTGTCAGCAGCCGAACATATGAGAAACGCAATAAAGCCTAACTGATGATGGGGTCAATCCCCGAAACCTGCTACAATCACTCGGCAGGTCTTAGGCAAGAATCTAACTTACATACCCAGGAGAGTTTATTATGATCGCAATCGAGATCGCAATCGAAACCAAATACATGCCCGCAACCAATACACGCGGAAGTAGAATCAAGGCTTACACATGCAACGGGCATTCAGTTATGGTCGGCTATGACCACGCACTCAGTAATGAGGCGCTGCACTTTGAGGCAGTTAAGGCGCTGGTCTCTAAGTACAAGCTGGATTGGGACATCTCTAGCATGGTGTATGGTGGCACTAAGAACGGCTATGTCTTCTGCTTCCCTAACTCTACCATTGAGGCTTAATCATGCTAGACATTATCATTCTATTGGCTGCCCTTGCGGGCGTGGTATTAACTACGAAACCATGGAGTCTAAAATGAGAGAATGGAGAGAATGTACACTGGAAGCACTAGCGGAAGAGATAACTCAAATGCGGCACGACTGCTTAGATCAAGGGTTAGACTTCGGTCAGGTGCTCAATCTATCGTGGCAATGGTACAATCAAGACTCTATCGAAAAGATGTTAGACCCGTTGGAGGGTTCGGAATGAGACGAGTAGACATGATAGAATTGAGACCACTTACTAAGAAGCAGATCAAAAAATACCTGAGAATTGGCAAGCAGGTGATGCGATTCTACGGTATCAAACAAAAGGCAGCCATGCATGAAGGAGGCTTGAGATGAAAGACTTTCTAGCATCGTGGGCATGGG